CGAGATAGCGTAGCGTCTCGTGGGCTCGGAGATGTGTATAAGAGACAGCTGTTGGCGTACCGCTAAGGTTGATCAACGCGGCAGCGGCATTGGTCGCGCCCGTGCCACCTTGCGAGATGGCGATCGGGAATGACAATGTCGCGGTATCGGCATTCACCACAGTAGTGCCGTCGCAATACAAAATAGCCCGTGCGCTTTGATTGACCGTGATACCGGTGTAGGTAGCGGTCTTGACCTGCAACGTATAAGCGCCCGTGGTTTGGTTATCTACCCAGTACTGCTGCACTGTGGCAGGCACAATAATTTCACGATTACCAGTGAGTGCCCCTGTAACGCGATACGCGATACGATTAAGCTCAGTACCGCTAAGCGTATAGGCGCCTGTTCCAGCGACATTGATCACGGTGAAGTCGAAGGCAAAGACCGCCGACTGACCATAGCCAATGGTGTAATAACTGACGCCGTCGGTGGCGATGATTGCAGACTCGCCGGGTTGGAAATTTAGGATAGACTATCCATCGATCAGGATCGTTCCAGAGGGATCAGCGACGATTGTGCCCGTACCGGCGTTGCGCAGGTAACAGAACCAGTTGGCTCCAACCGATGATGGCAACGGTAATGTGAACGTGCCACCGGCGCCTGTCCACAGGAACATCACGGCACGATCTTGTACACCTGCAGTGTAGTTGCTGTTAAAACTGGTGATTGGCATGGACTGCGAAAGCAGCGTGCCGACAGCGATAATGCCTGTCCCAGCCAGCGCCGAGGCATTTGCCTGAGAGGTCGAGGCGCCATACTGCAGCACATTCCACGCGCCTGCGGCGGTGCTGTTATCTGTCAAATAAACTTGCCACAACTCATTGGCGGCAACGGTGACAACCTGCACACCGGCAGAATCTTTAACCGTGATCGTTGCCGTGCCAATGTTGTTAAACAGAATGGTCTGGCCGGTGCCGGTTTTGTTGGCTTCTGGCAGGTAAATGTAATACGCGCTCGTCAATGACTGAATGTCAATGATTCTGGTGGCAAGGTCTGCATTGGCGGATGTCTCTTGCGGCCAGCTTAATACCACGTCATCAGTCAGCGTCAGCTCGCTGTAGCTGATCTCACTTGGGTAGATGGTCGCGCCACCAAAGACGTCTTGATAGATCGGCATTAGTCTTCACTCCGGTTCGATGCGCGGTCTAGGATGCGCTTCAGGTCTTCACCGTTCACGGCCTGCGCGGCGCGGTCATACATGCCCTGCCATGTCTGGATGCGCTCGTCATTCTTCAAGAATGGTGTCGCCTCAAGCAGAGATGCGTATAGCAATAGGTCTGGCGCGTACTCTGTCACCCAGTTGGTCTGGAAGTCAGGCGCCAGCAGACGTGGCTGCTCGTAGTACAGAATCTCAATCGTGCTGTCTGTATCAGGCGTCGGGCCGATCAGCCAGTGCTGGAAGTCGTAGTCGGCGTAGAATTCAGGCGTGGACACTTCCTCAGGATCTGGCCAGTAGTTGCGGATGTACTCATATGAACGGACAAACAGCGGCCTGCCGTTGGCGATCATTGAGACCGTATCGCGCCACCGGTCTGGCTTGGCGTAGACAGAGACGCCAGCCTGTAATGGGGTGGTCACGGCGCGGATAAACGCGGTGATCTTTAGCTCGCGCGCAATACGACGCTCGCCTAACGTAACCAGCCTTGGCAGCTGGTCGTAGACGATCTGATCGCTTTCTTGGGTAAATCCGCGCTCTAGGTAACGCCGTAGGTCTACCAGCAAGCTATCGTATGTCATCACATAGCTCATAATCGCTCCAATGGCCAGATTGGCAGCTGGTACAGCACGCGCAGTCTTGAGTATATGCTACTTGACATTTGCCCGCAACTTGCGAGCGGCCTTGGTCTCGCGGGTATTGACGTTCCACTGCATCATGATATTCCCACGAACCATCTTGTACTTGACGGTATGGACGAGGCTGCAGTCGCAGCATTCATGCGTGTACATGTCGTCAATCTTGTACCAAGTGTTGTCGTATAGCTGCTGAACCGGGTCTTTTTTGGGCATAACCCCTCCAAAGTCCCGCCCTGTCTCCAAGGCGGGATCTGGTCGTGTTACTTGTCAGACAGGCTGGTTGTGGTGACCGTGCGCAGCACGATCATCAGCATTCCAACGGCCGCAGAGGCTTTGCTTGGATTGGTGGCCACCCAACCATCCACCACAGGGAACAGTTGACCGGCGACGGCGGTAGCAACACCTGCCCAAACAGTCTTTGACTTCAAAGCGCCAATTAAAGAGTTCATATCAATCTCCTACGCGTATGGCCGTGGGCCATTATTATCGATAATAAGCACCTGCTTTCTAGGTGCCGCCTCAGCAACATTTGGCACACTGATGTGAGTCCATCTGTTGAATTCTCGTATCAGCTGATCATAGCCTAAGTTTGAGGCCTTAATGGCCTTGACCACTTCGTCAGGGGTCATGCCCACAACCCTGATGTCTGCCGCGCATCCCAGTCGATGCTGTGACTTGTCAGACGATCCGACAGCGTCATTGACCTTCTTTGAGCGAAATGCCGAGTTGATCATGATGGGTCTGTTGCCCAGCACCACCCTGACCCGCTCAAGAAAGCGCGCCAGCCTGATCAGGTTAGCAATTTCTTTCTCATTGGGCGTGTTGTCAAACTGACGGTGATCAGTGAACGTCAGGTCTTCAAGCGTGAAATGATCTGTAAGTTTGATAGTCATCGGATGATCTTGTCTTCTTTGTTTTTGAGATCTTGCTGTATGCCTTTCAGCATCTCTTTGATCTCTTTAATGTCATCACGGTAGTCGTCTTTGAGCACGTATGTCTTTGGCATGTCTTCTTTTAGCTTGGCAATATCGTCCTTAAGCTCGGCAGTGGCCGTCCATAATGTGCGGCCAACCCAGCCAAAAAAACCGGCTATGATAATTGCTATTGTATTAACAAAGCTAATTTGCACGTCCATCCTACTTGCTCTTTATCGCAGATAATTCAAATTTTATAGCATCAAGCTCGGCTTTAAGTTCTTTGATTGCATTCACCAGCACTGGAACTAAAGAGTCTGAATTGTAATAGAGCTTGTCAGGGTTCTCTGCGTCAATGATGACTGAGTTCTCCCCCTCCAGTGCAAGCACATCTTGTGCCTTGAACCCGTAACGTACATTACCATTAGGAGTATCATCCTCACGCGACATCTTAAACTGATAGCTCACCGGGTTTAATTGAGATACAAAATCCAACCCGTGGGGTACTTCGCCAAAATTTGTCTTATCACGAGCATCAGAGACCACTGTCCACGCCACTTGAATATAGGCGTTAGTAACTGATGTAGTCCCCAACGAAATATAATTATTTTGCGTAGTAATATTAAATGCTGGAACGGTAGAACCTGCATTATTTACGTTACCAATAGAAATATTACCACTTCCAGAAGTAATACCGTTTCCGCTAGCATACCCCAAGGCTATATTGTAGGCACCTGATGAAAGGTTTGCTAATGTAATTGCGCCTAATGCACAATTTCCACCACCTGTTCCATTAGTTCCACAAGAATAACCAAAATAAGAGTTATTCGCGCCTGTTGTATATACACCTGTAGCGTACCCCATAGCGGTATTTCCAGTAGCCGTAGTAATACTATTAAGGCAGTTATACCCTACGGCGGTGTTATAATTAGTAGTATTACTATAAAGAGCACCATATCCAAGAGCGGTGTTCCTAACTCCAACAGAATTAAAATAAAGAGCGTTACACCCAATAGCGGTATTATTACTACCTGTAGTGTTACTATAAAGAGAAAGTCCACCTATAGCAGTGTTAGTATCACCTGTATAATTATTATTTAATGAATTAAACCCTATAGCTACATTTAAATTACCTGAACTATTAAGAAAAAGACTACCTACACCTACAGCAACATTATTGCCAGCATTGTTGTTATATAAAGCAGTTGTACCTAACGCAACATTATTGCTACCTGTAGTATTTGTACCTAATGCGTTATACCCTAGAGAAACATTGTTAGTGCCGGAAGTATTAGAGTGTAATGAGTTATACCCTACAGCCGTATTTTGAGCACCAGTAGTATTAGCGCTTAAAACCCCGTATCCAAGTGCCGTGTTACTGCTGACACTGCTGCTACCACGTCCGACAGTAATAGTATTTATGACGGCATCATTATTCCCATTGATATAAATAGAGCTATCGCCAAGCGCAGTCGATCCGGTGAATTTAGGAACGTAATTGGTTGTACCTGAGCCAGTAACTGTACCGCTCGTCACACTCACCCATGACAGGTTCCCAGCACCATCGGTGACCATCAGCTGACCGCTGGTACCATCCACTGTCGGGTACTTAAGTCCCGATGGGTTGTTCATGATACGGATGACAGATCCGCCGGAGTTCTTGGCGTACAGCGCCATGTCGGCGGGGTTGTAGTTCAGCGCAATCTCGCCAGCCGTGAGGTTACCGGCAACGGGTGCGGCCGAGGCCGTCGCGCTACGATAGAGCTGAATGGGGGTGTATCCTGACTGGGCCATAATGGCTACCTCAAGTTCTCAAGTCTGTACAGTGTTCTGGCGTACATGCCGACCAGATCGTCTAAAATGTTCTCAAGTGCAGGGGCTCCTTTGCTCAGCTCCGCGCGGTTCTTGGCAATCCATAGCATCTCCTCTTCGATCATCTTGATCGTGGCCGGATCGACGCCTTCAACGTCTTTGATCAACTCAACGCCGCCTTGATACGATTCGACGAATTTATCGATCGTATCAATGACATCCTCATAGAAATGACCAAGCGTCTTATGCTCAGAGTAGGATTTTGTCTTCCAGTGCTGAACGTGAGCCGAGTTACGGATCTCAAAAGAACGCTTGATCATTTCCTCAATCATGACTACTCCGTCTGCTCTGCAGGCTTGGGCTCTAATTCTGCCTTCAGCATTGCGTAGAAGGCGTCACGGCCCACTTGCAGCTGATCGACATTAAACCGAGCGGTTGATACCTTGCGGTCAAGGTCAGATACGTGCTGAACCAATGCCTTAGCCTTGTCGCTAAGTTCATCGAAATTGTACTCAACGTCGTCAATCATGATGGCATTGTTTGTGTCTTTAGCCATTTTAGTCTCCAAGGTAAATGCCGATTACTCGGCGGGTTGTGCTGGTTCAGCAGGTGCTTCCTCAGCGGGTTGTGCCCAAGGTAACGGAGGTGTCACAATAGGCGGGTTCTTTTGGTTGTCGATTTGAGTCTGTACAGCGGCTTCGGTTGCGTCTTTGTCAACGCCATTCGCCCAGCACCAACCCAAAACTTGATCCAATGTCAAGCTATTATAAGGGGTGAATGACCCCTCTGGCAAAGGAAAGGAACAAGTGCCATACACATAACCTGTGTAAGTATCTTCCACGCCGGTGCAGTTCCAATGCGCAGTCACCACGACATCGGTGTAGCCGTCTTCCTGTGGCTTGCAGTCCATCTGAGTAATATTCCAAGTAATCATCGTATGTACCTCTAAAAAAGTAAAAAGAAAGATCCGGGATTGCCGGTTGATGGTGCTATATTTGGTAACCCAGTTACGGAATACCAATCTATGTAGTCAGTAAATCCTGCTACAGTGTATAAATTAGAATTTCCTGAAATAAGGTTACTGTGGATGCCAATATACCATCCTGTAGTTGCGGGGGAAAAGGATAGAGTTACTCCGTGTACTTGTTGTTGATAACTTGCTGTCCCGGTAAAAGAAAATCCAGATAATATTATCGTCTGACCCGAAAAATTTAAAGATTGAAATCCCGGATATACATTTGAGTTAGAACTCCAAGTAAACCCTGTGTCTGTATTTTTGATATTGGCAAATGTGTTTGCATCAGAGATATAGTTTATAACTTTATATCCAAAACAACCAAACACCACGTCATTATAAGTCAACCCACCACCGTAAAAGTTTTTTGCTTGATACTGATATACAGGATCGTTTATTGCGTGATTTTGAGTTGGTAAAGTAGATAAAACTAATTGGTTTGTTCCAAGATTAATAGATGTGTAAGAAATTACTTCCGTTCCAACATAAATTACTCCAGTCGGAGCAAACTTTGAAGCATCTTGTACCGTTAGACTTGTCGTTACTCCCGCAGTTACGGGAGCCGTGAGTAGTGAATTGCCGTACAAAACACCAATAACGGCAGTACCAACTGGGATGCTTGTTAAAGTTGTTGTGCCGCCGACACCACGGGTAAGACCTGTTAATTGTCTGGTAGTTGTGTTTACACCAGTATAAGTAATAACTTCATTTCCTATTAATACGGAATTATTAGTTCCGTATGTTGCCGAAAATCCAGTTACATCAGTTAAATCTATCGTTGTTGCACTATTTGTTAAAGCGGTTCGTAATCCACTGGATTGTGATGTATTACTTGCAGGAGCGTTTCTAGCGTGAATAAATCTAATCGTAGCTGTATCTTTATTAAAAGTTAACCCGCTTACACTGCTATCTACTTGCCAAGTATTTATTGGTATAGAACCAAATTCTGCTTCAAAAGTTAACGTCCAAGTTCCAGAACCCATAGTCAATGTTCTTGATGTTGACGTTCCAGTAAAAAAAGCACCAAAAGTTACGTTTTTATTATTGGCATTTAATGTCCCTGATAATAGTTGCAATATAGCATTGCCAGTGCCAATTAAATCGTCATTTAAAATAACGGTTGCTGTTGTTTTGCTTATATCTATATCGCCAAAAGAACTTCCGTTTGAACTGATGCTTCCAGCCGCTGATCCAGTCATTATTACTTTAGGTTGCTGCTTCGGAGCAAAAATTTGATCTGGAGATAAAACTACATTTTGATAAACATTTATAATAGATGCATTACCACCATTAATTGTTATTTGTGTATTAGATGTGCCACTTAACCCTTTGCATAAAAGATTTAGACAATTAGCAGTAGCACCGCCCGGAATAAGGCAAGTTCCAGTACCGCTATTAGCGTCAAATATTGCATTGTCAGCAGATGTTGGAGGCCCAGTCCATCTAGTTCCAGCGCCTCCAGAACTGGTAAACCATCTGCATTGCGCACCAGTGGCTGTCCAGTTACTCTGAGCGCCAGCACCAGCACTAACCCAATAATAGTCAGACACTATGCCTCCTGCGCCACAGACACAACATCCCAACGGCTATCAGCAGCGTTGTAGATGCAACCAATGTACACGGTCTTGTTGGCTACTGTGGTAGTCGGCAATGTCACGCCAATCGCTCTAAATGAGTTGGTAGAACCCGTAGTCCAAGTCAATGCGCGGCCTGTTCCGTTGTCCTTAATGCGGAACGTGGTCTTTTGACCGTCAACAGGAGAGCCTGAGTCAGCATTGATCGTTAGCGCATTGGCCAATGCGGTGATGGCTTGTTGATCGTAACTTGCGCTGCTCCACGCCCACGGTGAGGTTTGGTTAGCATTAGACGATGCACGGGGTAATAAGCCGCCAGTGGTTTTAATTGCGCCAGCAACGTCTAGCTTTTGTGCTGGTGATGATGTACCAATCCCCACGTTGCCGCTGGAGTCGATACGCATACGTTCAGAGCCGACTGTTGCAACAGCGATTGTATCCGCTGCTACACCATAAATACCATTGTAAATATTCGCGGCAGTTGTGTAGGCCGTACCATTCGATTGCCAGCCAATAGATGATACCCAACCATTAGGAATTTGAAGTTTAGATAAAGCATTGGAAGATATGCTACTCGTCCCAATCCCCACGTTGCCGTTGGAGTCGATGCGCATCAATTCAGTATAGGTATTAGTAGTTCGATTGTATTGTTGCCAAGTAAACTTGCCTTTTCCAGTACCAGCACCGCCAGCATATGATGCTAATTCGTAACTACCACCACCAATATCAACACCAAACCCCAATAAGGCATCGCTAGGATCTGTATAAAGACTTAATCTTCTTCCTAGCCCCATCCCTAAGTCGAGTGTTGTGGCAGGACTACTCGTACCAATCCCCACGTTGCCGGAGGTATCAATCCGCATACGTTCGGTATTGACTGTTGTCAGTAATAATGGATGATTTGTTCTTGATCCTAAATGAACTGCAAGCCCACCTTCATTAGCAAACAGTTGACCTGTAACGGTATTTGTTGATGCTAATAATGCGCCGTATGTAGTTGTGCCTTTTATTTCTGTTACAACTGCACCAGACCCGAAACTGGTAGGACTACTCGTCCCAATCCCCACGTTGCCGGAGGAGTCGATACGCATACATTCGGAGCCAGAAGTATAAAACGTCTGAAAACCACCATAAGTATTTGGGCCAACATATAGACGTAGCTCACCAGTATTGGCATTTAGCTTTAAGTAGCCATATTCATTGGAGTCACCTCCAGATGCACCTAATACATATCCGCGCCAATTAGTATTAGTTCCATCGGAAACACGAATAGTTGTTCCGCTAGTGCCATAAACATTTAGATTTCCAATTGGACTACTTGTACCAATCCCCACGTTACCGGAATTTAATATAGTAAAATAAGTATTAAATGAGGTACTAGAAGCCGTTGCTCTTGAGATGGTAAAAGAGTCAGATGGAGTTGCAATCCTTCCACCTAAATCCATATTCCAAGACGGTTGACCGCTATTTGGTTGCGTTCCATTTGGTGAATAGTTGGAATATAAAGCCAATCCGCAATAAGCACCGTTATTATCAACAAAATGAAATAATGAATTTCCAAGAGTAAAATTTACATCATTTCCATTTGGTACAGTATTTAATGTTCCATTAGACATTTGTAGTCTAGTGGCGCTGGCACTATAAGGGCTTGTGACTCCAAGTAATAATGTACCTGAAGAATCAAGAACCATTTGATCAACTAAAGATGTTTGACTTGATCCGTTATTTACAGAAAAAGTTAAAGTTCCTGCATAAGTATTTCCAGCTTTATCTGCTGAACGAATTTTTGCTCTATTGCCATTAGCGTAGCCAAGAAAATCTATATCTATGTACAATGGAGATGCGTTGCTACCATTGGCTCCAGCCGTACTAACCGCTAATTGATTTGAACCAGTAGATTTTCCTACTTCTAATTTTGCATTAGGGCTACTTGTTCCAATCCCAACGTTGCCGGAGGAGTCGAGAATCATCTGTATAGATGAATTACCGCTATTTCTCCATTGATAGCCACTAGACCCTGCTTGGAAAGCAAAATAGTTTGTTATGTCTGTTCTGATATATCCATAGTCATTAAAGCTTACATAGTTTCCTGTAAATCTTGCATTGCCATTTACATCCAACTTATAAGTAGGATTACTCGTACCAATTCCCACGTTGCCGGAAGAGTCAATCCTCATGCGTTCGGTATCAGCGGTTAAAAAAGTTGTAGCACCAGCGTAAACATTTCCAAAAGCAACAGTTCCTTCATACGCTTTAGCATAAGCAACTCCAGAACTTACCCCGCCAAAAAGCCAATAATTTGTACTATTAAAAATTCTTAGCCCAGTTCCAATAGCATTTATGTCTAACTTAACGCTAGGACTACTCGTCCCAATCCCCACGTTCGTGCCGTCATCGTATATGACGCTGTTACCAATAGCCGTAGAACTGGTGAATTTAGGGATGTAGTTGCCCGTGCCTGAACCAGTAACC